GCCATAGCATACCCTCAGGTGAATCATCAGTACCCCACCTAAAAGTAGTGAGGTATGATTCCTTGCACAAAATATTATTAATGTTCATCTCATCTGCCGGTCCCAATCCGGTTACGCGTGGGTCAATAGTGACTTCCGCTTTACTGTCTAGTGTCAATTTTTGTACAGCGTCAGCTGCATCAACATTAGTCAAGTTTCCGGCTGGGAATGGTTTCATTACCTGAACATCAGTGACCACAGGGGGTCGACTGAATCCAAATAATTTTGCAACAGCACCAGCTTTGGTAGCAATCATCTCAGTAGCACGCATATACGGTGCTATGATAGGAATTTGCTCCAATGCTCCTGCTGCTTTAGCAATGGCTGAAGCAGGTTTTGAAATAATACCTACTCCATATTCATCTCCAGAATTCATTGCCTTGGGTCTACTTTGCCTCCCGGACTGAGACTGCAACATAGTAGTTGTAGTCAAAGAAGTTGGCATAGTGAGGACAACGTCCTCAGCCCAAATATAAGTTGTAACCGTAACTGGGTTAGTACCTCCATTTGCATGTCTTAAAACATCAAATGAATTAATAGTAATCTGACCCATATCAACGGCATCTCCCTTTGAGAGAGAAAGAAAATTTTCCCTAAAGAAATAAGGACATTTCAATTCTCCTCCCTCACCAGTAGATGGGTTGCAAAATACATGTGGACGTTGACTTGCTCCAATCAAATCAACATCAAGAAATTGCCTTTGCACAGTTACTTGATCGTAACCACTTAGAGGATTATAAGACATCATCAACCTACCATAATGAAATGGTGTTCCGTTGACAACAACCTTAACTCTAAGATTCATGCGAAGCAATTCATAATTAGCAATCTTTTCAGCAATACGAGGATTGGCAATAAATTCTTCCCAAGGATTAAACTCCAAAAAGAAAGGTGAACCTACAGGCCAAGTAGTGCTCCTATATTTGAAAGGACGCTCCAAGAAATTCCCCAATACTGAATCATTAGCATTTCCCAAATTCATAGTAGAATCATAAGAACTATCAATATCAACAGCCCAACCAGCATCTTCATCAGCAAAAGCTGTGATTTGATGTGTCGTAACTGCAGTAGATTCAGTAATGTTGAGACGCGGGTCTTCTTCACTCGCCTGTGAAGTAAGAACTTCAGGTTCATCATCCTCATCAGATGACAATTTCGAAAGTGTCTCAATTGCGCGGTCAAGCCGACGCCTGATTTTCCTGACGTGGTGATACTTACGTGCCAATGAATTACGCAACTTGAGGTTTTCCGCCTCAAGCGCAATAATTCTGTCATGTAGTAACCAATCAGAACCATCAGAAGAATGGTGAGATATGTTCTCACCGAACAGCTGCTTTTCAGGGATAGTAGCCAACCCTTTATTATAAAAATATGTGTTAGTAATGCAATTTATTTAATATTATATGAACAAGCATCAATGTAAATATAAAAGAGCTTCTCTTGTTGTGGTATCAACTCCACGCCCCTAAATAGGGGTAAACCGACCGGCGGTCTTCAAGTCATATAAGTTTTCCTAAAATTGTTCCAGGCTGGAAGTTCCTAGTACAAATTTGGTAACTACCTTATATGGGTTGTTTGGTTTAACCTGCAGCATTCCTCCGCAAGGCCTATTTATATAGCGCTGACAAGCGCTGTATGCACTTAAACATTAGGTTCGATTTTCCAAGAGTAATTCTTGCAATAATGTTCCAATTGTTCGTCGTACGTAAGAAGTTCACCAATGTAACCCAAAATGTTACACTCACGAGCTACTTCTTCAAGCTGTGATCTACGCTTATTGTACGTTTCACGTCCAAATTGGAAATATTTGTCTAATACGTCAGTGATTGCACTAGCTGAATGTGCTTCTTCGCAAAGAACATCACTTTTCATGTGAGCATGAAGAGTCTTCTGAATAGAAGATTCATCAATTACAGCACGATAGAGTTTAAGTTCATCATCCCAAATAGCATCATGCTTCAAAAAGCCAGCCTCACTACCTTTGATAAAAGGCACTGATTCAGCTTCCTTATCAGCCATAGTATACGTAATTCCTGCCTTAGCAAGAACTTGTGCAACTCTAGTATGATTGTAAGCATCATAACCCTTCTTAACAGACATGATATTATCATCTCCATAGGTCATAAGTGATACTACATCTTTAAATGCAGGCACTTTCCACCATTTCTCTTCCTTGGCAATTTCAAAATAGCAATAACGCATATACAATGAATTGACCAATGAATTGATAACAACAGTCAAAGGGTGACCAGATGGATTTGATCCGAAAAACTGAACAAATGTTCCAAAATAGTCATATGTAGGATTTGTGATTTCAGCAGCAATACCTTTCATAACCATAAGGTCTTCCTCATCATAATTTCCTGATTTCTCAGCAATCGTGATAAGGATTTTAAAGGCAGCTAACATAAATCTAGGTGACATCCTAGTATCAAATGCTTTATAATCTCCAGCAATGATACGATCATCTCCATACTTGTAAATGTGTTTCATCAAATCAGTCCATTCCGGAGAATAAACATTCAATCCAACAGC